TGTATAAGCGTCAGTTTGAGGCACACTTACACCATCTTCACCTAATTGTATTCCATAATCTTGTGCAAGTCTTTGAAACATTTGCACTTTTTCGCTATACGGTGCTTTGCTTAAAACCATGTGCGCCCGACCAAGGTTATTAATCCATGCGGCAGGGCTAATATTCTGCGCTTGTAACTCTGGAATAAATGGTGCAATAGCTTCTTCGTAGCCTCTAGCACGGTCAGCTTCAGCTTTATAAGTGCTTACGCCTTTCTTATATTCTGACTCACGCTGGTTGGCATATTCGGCAAACTTAGTAAAATCTTCCTTACTAATCTGTTGCCCAGCTTCCATTTTGTCCCAAATTTGGACATATTCTTTCTTCCAGGTGCTTGGGCGTGTTACAGGCTTGGTTTCTTCCTCCGCATCTTCATGCGATGCCTCAAATTCAAGTTCTTCAGAAACTTCGGCAGGTTCTTCGTTATCTGCCTCGCTAGTTTTAGCTTCAACGGACTTCTCGGCAATATCGTCTTGGACAACATCAAGTTCTTTATCGGCTGGTGCTTCAAGTGTGCCTTCCTCCGCAGCTTCCATTGCTGCCATTAGTGCTTCTCTGCGGTCTAGTTGTTCGTTTGACATATATTCTCCAAGTTATCGGTAGTTAAGTTTTGCGTAAGTTAATTCTGCTATTTGGCGCTTGCGTGCCTCTTGTGATTTCCTGTCAATTTCTACAGGTTTATGCTGAGTAGGCACATCATTGCCTAATTCAATCATTCGGTGTTGTTTTAGGTGACTTCTGTGGTGGCTACGGCTTTTAATCCATGTGCCATCTACCTGTGAGATATACCCTTCAATGTCAGACATAACCATTGGGGCTTCTTTAGCCTTCATTTCTAGCTTATCTTGCCATGAGGCTTTGGCAGCTTCTTCGCCAATCGTAGGAGTCCACCATTCAAGAAAAAACTCCTCGTCTGATTTCTTGGCTTCAACATGGTTACCTTCGGCATAACCGCATTTAGGGCAAATCATTACATTCTCCTTATCAATTCAGGTATTTTGTGCAATTCATCTTCTTCAACTGTGACTACAGAGTCGTACCAAGCGCCATGTTTCCAGCGCCAGCACTTAAAGTCTTTTCTAGGCATGATGCAAACCGTTTTTACACCCAATGCACCAGCTAAATGGGCTATGCCTGTGTCTACAGTTACCAAACCTTTCATTGCTTTTAGGTGGCTTGCAGTTTTATTCCAATCTTGCTTCCATCCGTCATTAGGTAATGGTGTCCAAAACCTATCTTCTTCAGGATTAAATGAATAAGCGTCAGGGCCAATGACTTCCAGCATCTTTTCTGGGTGTATTGTGCGGACATAATGCAACAAACCTTTGGAAGTAGCCCAGTTAACACCTATCTTCTTGGGAATATTGCTTGGCACAGCGTCTAAATAGCCCTCAGAACCGATTATTTTGTCAGTTGATAGGGGAAATAGGGCTTTTGCGTAAGATGGCGCTAAAGAGATGTAATAAGGCAAAGAAATAATGCCAATCCAGTAGTCAGATTCAGTAGCAATGCCTTCTTCTGGCATATTGCTAAAGGTATCAACGCAATCCATTTGCCCAAATAATGTATGCAATGAACCATGTTGTAATAAAACAACACGACTAGCGCCCATTACCTTTAAAAATGGCAGAAACCTAGCATATTGAATAATGTCGCCAAAACCTTGTTCAGCCATGACAGTAATGGTTTTCCCTAATAGGCTTTCACCTCTCCATACTGGCATTTTCAATGGTTGAGTATATGGCTGTGCTTGATTAGCCATTACATCAGGATGCCAACGGTATTCAAATAGCCTAAAGCCAGCGTCTAGACGACCTGCGTGTAGGTGTTCGTAAGCTAATTTGTATTGTTGATGCGGATTTAGATTAGTAATAATAAGGCCTGTTCATCGTCTAATTCTGCTAACCGTATTGCTTCTAAGATTGCAATTTCCTGTTCTAGGCGGAGTTTTGCTTCTCTCATAGCTACTGCGATTTGCAAATCTTGTTGTTGCTTATTAAGATTAGCGATGTACCTGTCAATATTTGCTAGCTGTGACGGTGTATCAGCGCTAACTGCTTGATTAGATTGTAATTCTTTTTGTTTGCGTTTGCCAACTTTTGGTGGGTCTACCAAATCAGCAATAACTTGTTTACGGTTTTCTTTGTCTACTTTTAAGGCAGCCAAGCGTTTAGCTTCTGCTTTGCGCTTTTTCTTGTCTAACTCTTGGTAGTGCTTCCATTCTTCTTTAGTCCAGCCATCACCCCCAGCTACAGTTGGTGTGATGACTATTTGAAATGCGTCATTTTGAAACGCATTAGGCTGGAAAGCTGTTTGAAACATTAAACTGGTGGTACTGGGTCTGTGTTTTCCCACAAATATGTGGTTGTATTAAGTACCCATGTACCTGGTAATGTTGGTTCAGGCGCATAAAATACACCTACAACACCATCAATAACTACAGAATTATCAAGGGTGTAACCAATACCAGCGTAGTTTGCACGCAAAGGTGGTAAACCATCAGGTGTATGAGGTTCAGCAGGTGGAGAAGGTGCGTAATGCACATTTCCGTATGTGTTGTAATCTGTTTGCACCCAATAACCAGGTTGAGTGTCTACAAACTCTTGGTCTGCACGAATTACATCAATTACTTGAAATTTTGAAGCTTGCGGTACTGCTACGCATTTTGCAAAATATGTCATTTAATACTCCTTTTAACCTGTATATGTACCACTAGATGTATAAATAAGAATTGTATTTCCACTATTAGTGCTTATTGTTGGAGAACCAGTAGTTACACCAGAATATCTTGCAGTAGGCACAGATAAAATAACAACTCCTGAACCACCTGAGCCACCTGCTTGACCTGTTGCCGTTGTATCGGAAAAAGAACCACCACCACCACCACCACCAGTATTTACTGTTCCTGCCGTTCCTCCAGCACCGTTTCCACCAGTAGACGCACCACCACCTGCACCACCACCTCCTGAACCACCAGAGCCACCAGTTGATGAACTTAATGTTCTACCGCCACCGCCACCGCCACCGCCTCTAGTTATTGCAGTACCAGTAATACTTGAAGAAACTCCTGTACCACCTGAACCAGCTTGTACAGTATAGTCTGCACCATTTCCACCTACTGCGCCAGCACCACCACCACCAGCGCCTCCTGGAGTGCCAGAACCAAAAGTTCCACCAGCATAACCTTGGCTTGTTGTTCCAGAACCACCTCCTCCGCCAGCATTTGAAGCGCCACCGCCTGAACCTCCAGCACCACCTACTTCTTGGTTTTGACTTCCTTTGCCACCACCAGTAGAACTAATTGTAGTAATTCCAGTACCAGAAACCGATGAAGTATTGCCAGATGTTGCTGCACTTGAAACAGCAGTTCCAGCAGCACCTCCAGCACCAACGGTAATTGTATATACAGTTGATGGTACAAAAGTTAAAGCGGTTTCAGCACTTGCACCACCACCAGATGTTCCTGCGCTAGTTCTGTAACCACCTGCGCCACCGCCACCCCAAGAACCGCCACCACCACCAGCAATAACTAAGAAATTAGCTGTGTAACTACTTGCAGTAAGCGCAACCCAAGCTACTCCACTCCATGCTTCTAATTGACTTAATGTAGTGTTGAATCTTAATTCACCATTAACAGGTGTGCCATTTCTTTCTGCTGTAGTTCCATTTGGAGGAATAAAACCGCCAGTTGTTCCGCTTACATCAAGTCTTTGAGTAGTTGTGTTATATACAAAACCACTAGAACCAGCTAATGCACCTGCATTGTTGTATTGAACTTGAGTTGTAGACCCACCAGCACCAGCAGCAGGAGTGGCCCATGCACCATCACCACGCCAAAATGTACTAGCAGAAGCACTTGTACCACTATTAAGATTAGTTACAGGTAAATTGCCTGTTACTTGGGTAGCTAGGCTGACATTAGATAATGTACCGCCAAGGGTTAAATTGCCACTTGAAGTAACTGTACCACTTAGTGATATACCGTTAACTGTACCTGTACCGCCTACGCTAGTTACAGTTCCGCTACCTTTGCCATTAAATGTAGACCAATCTGTGCTTGTTAAATAGCCATTAACACTACTTGTGGCTGCTGGCATGGAAATAGCAGGGGTTGTGCCACCGCTTGAAACTACAGGGCTTGTGCCTGTTACAGAAGTTACTGTGCCAGTAGTGGGTGTAGTCCATGTAGGTGTTGCGCCTGTGCCAGCAGAAGTTAGTACCTGTCCTGCTGTACCTTGGCTACCATCAAAGCTAGTTGTGCCAGTTACACTTAAATCGGTAAATGAACCAGCAACAGCAGTTGTAGCGCCAATGGTCATATTGTTTATTGTTCCTACGCTTGTAGGTGCAATTTCAACAGAGTTAGTACCACTAGGTTTAATGTGTACATGACCTGTACCAGTAGGGCTAATGTCTATTTGGGCGTTTGTACCATTAATATTGGTAGAAACATTGATAGACATATTGTCGCCACCGCCAGCACCCACACTTATTTGGGTTGTTCCGCCTGAGTTTTTAAGCACTAAACCACCTGAATTGGTAGCTTGGACAATAGGGGTAGTTACGCTTGTAGAAGCAGATAGGGTTGTAACACCTGAAACTGCGCCTGTGTCGCCTACTGTAACTACGCTGTTTTGTAGTAATTTGCCTGTAGTGCTGTCAAATCTTGCTATTGCGTTATCTGTGGCACTTGCTGGTCCTACTACATCACCACCTAAAGATGGGCTAGAGTTAGTAATGACACCTGTAGTGCTGTTATAGCTAATGCCTGTACCAGCGCTAACTGATGCCCTAGCCCTAGCGTCTGTGTAATAAAGGTTTGTGCCTTCTGCGACATTGGTAGTGGTTAATACTACTGCGCCTGTAAATCCGTTAACGCTTGTAACAGAGTCAGTATTGTCTATTTTTTGCCAAATAGTGCCGTTGTATACCGCCCAATCGCCAACCAGCCAATCAGTAGTCCCATTAAGGTTAGTACTGCCAGCGACACTAACCACATAATAATAACCCTTAGTACCAACAGAGGAAGTAAGAGTAGGAGTATTAGTAGCTGCATTCCATGTTCCTTGATAGTTTAACGCACCAATAACAGCGTCAGGTATTTGACTAATAGGTACTTTGGTAGATGAATCGAGTGTAGCTACACCTAATGCAGCAGCCTTTTGCGTGGTAGGAATGTAATCACTAATCGTAACGCCAGACATTGAACCACCAGTAACAGATATGTTATTACTGTTCTGCGTGGACATTGTTCCTAAACCAGTTACATCGGTGCTAGGTACAGTAGCAGAAGCGGTCATAGCGCTTGTACCATTACCCTTTACATAACCAGTTAAGGTGGCTGCACCTGTACCGCCATTAGCTACTGGGACAGTACCAACTAAAGTATGGTCTGCGTTCCAATCACTAGGGCGTACTAACGATGTATCTGCATCATCAGGTATTGTGCTGACTTTACTGTGCTTGACTGTTATAGCCATTATTGAACCCCAATGATTTTGCCGTCAGCGCCACGAACTACTGTTCTTGGTTGCTGCATCTTCTCTATCAACATAGCTAGCATTTGGGCTAGTTGTTGGTTAGACATCTGCATATTCTCTATTGCTGGTTGTAATGGGTGGTTTTTCATATTTGAATATCCTAACGCATCTTGCAAAATATTTGCCATTTGTACATTGTCTTGGTAGGCCATTTCGCCATTGTCCAAGCCAGAGGAAATGCGAGTAGTTTCTATTTTAGCCGCATTATTTAGGTAAGCAAGCAGCAATTCCTTGTTATTTTCGGAATCCATCTTCATTTGTTCTAGCTGCATTTCTGACTCAATTTGCGCACGGTTACGCTGTTCTTCAAGTTGGAATTTAAGCTGGTTTTCTTGCGCCTGATACTCTTGTTTAGCTTTCTCTAACTCCATTGTAGAAGCCATCTTCTGCTGTTCAAGCTGTGACTGCATTTGTAGCTTCTGCATTTCAGCTTGTTGTTCCATTTGTACTTTTTGGATTTCAATAGGAATCTGTTTAGGTTGACCTTCAGCTTGTCTTGCTTGTTCACGGAATTTATCAGCAGTTTCGTCAATAATGCCTTCAAGTTGTTTACCAGCTTTAAACGCTGTTACGCCAAACTTTAGCATTTCCATCAACATAGGCACTAATTCAGGTGCTTGTTGCGCTGCTGGCAACGCCATTTGTGTAAATTGACCAATAGCAGCTAGGAAAGCGGTTCTATCTGCCTTTTCTTGCTGTTCATCTTGGTAAATCATTGAGTCAGAAGTGACTTCTATGCGGAAGTTCTTAGCTGCTTCATCACGCAACAGGGCAATAGCCTGTGGAATCATTTGTTTGTCAATATCTGACAGTTGCATTGCACCGCTAATCTGAATCAATGTTTCATCAGTAAAGTGATTGCAGATAATTTGGGCTTTAATACGCAAAATATCAGTAGCAAAGTCTACAACTGCGTGTTGCATAGTTTTTAAGCGACCAGCAGCGTTGTTTGACTTGATTATTTGTGCGCCCAATGTTTCATTAGGGTCAGTCTGACCACGTTGAATATCGGCAATACCCATTAATTCATAGATTTGACCTTTAACTTGTTCCATTGCTTGATAACAAGACATCAATGCGTTAGCAAATGGGGTTATGTCAACTAAATCAATAGCGCCTTTCATACCTTGCTTTTCGGCAAATGCCATCCAGTTGTGTACTGGAATCAAGGTGTTGTTCTCGCCTTCAGAGAATAAGCGCTGTAATTCAGAGGATGATGCGTCATACACACCACGCACTTTTAATGCGTTAATAAGACCATCAATACGGTCAGCCAATGTGTCTAATTCTCTTGCTTGGTCTTGATAGATAGTAAAGTCAGGGATTGGTTCAAGACTGTCTGTAGTCAATGTAGAGTACAAAGGCTTTGGACAAGGCCAAAAGTTCTCTAACTCAAGAGGGTCATCTCGTTCATCAAGGATTTTGCCTAATGATTTAGATAGCCAATACACCTTGCCTGTTTCTTTATCCCAAATCTCATATATAACAGCTTCGTATACACCGTCATTAGACTTATAAGATTGTTTTAAATCATCAGGCTTCGTGTCTAGTGGGATTTTATAGCCTAAATCTTCGCCAAATCTTTCAACCAATGCTGGGCGTGTCATATAAACCTTACGCCATACAGAAGTTACTTCTTCCCAAGTTCTAGCAACAGTATGTCCAAAGTCTTTCCAATGTACATAATCTACTGGGGCGCACTCATACTCTATGCGTTCTTGGTTTTCATTCTCCATGCCTTCTGGAGTTTCAGCTTCATCAGTATCTTCGGTAACTTGGTAGCCATCATCAGGCGCACCATCAGCCATGCCACCCATTTCACCAACAATATGCGGTTCATAACGAACCCAACTAACACCGCGCCCACCTAATAAGCGGTCTAATACAGCGTTGTTCATTGCTGACTTGTAGTCACCATAATGTTCAATTTCAAATTCTAATGCCCGTTCTAGCATCATTGACGCTACACGCCCAATAGGGTCGTTATCTCTAAATCTACGGCTTACATCAGGTCTAGGCAATCTAGCAAAGATAGCTGGTTGAATTGTTTGGACATTTGACCAAAGGATATTGAACCTGGCATTAGGATTGCGGTCATAACGGCTATCGTCTTTATATTTTTTAACAATGCGGTCAGCCCTTGATTCCCATTTCTTGTAAGACCTTTCATACCCTAAGATGCAGTTGTACCAATCTTCGTATGTACGGTTTACCGTTGCCTTGTCATTCGCCATCAAATTCTCCCTGTTGTTGGCTTTGGATTAATTTTCCATAAGTCATTCAACGAAACATCTGTTTGTCCTACATAAAGCCCCTTAATCGAGTCGTCTTTCTGGGGAAGTCTTGCCTGTTCTTTCCAAGCTACCGCACACATCCTAGCTGCATCTGAACCGTGACTGGCCCAGTCGTGCCTAGGCTTATCTCTAAAAATCTTCTTATCCTCGTCATATTCACGCTGATACTGTCTTAAACATTCAATGCCTTCTTCGCACTTAGGGTCAAACCAGCTACGCAATAGCATCATGCGTGTTGCTTGTATTCCGTCTTGAAGTGACAAATTTGGCACAATCTTCATAGATTTTAACGGAATTTTCAAAGAAAGTTGTTCAATTATCGACTTTCCACCAGAAGCTAGTGTTTTTGCCCTAGCGTCATGAGGCAACCAATGGGTGTCATATTTGCAGTTGTACTCTAATTCTTTCTGTGCAATGTAGCCTGTGTAGTAGGGAATACTCTTACCGTTGCTAGTGTGATAGTCAAGGAATCGTACCTCGCCATGCACTACTTGAAATGTCCAAATGGTTGTATCGTCTGAATAGCCCAAGTCCCAAGCAGTTTCTAATGGGAATAAAGGGTCGTATTCTATTGGGGTTATGTGGCCTAAATCAGTAACAGACCGCATTTCTTGACCGTAGTAAGCACCAAGAATAGCTGCTTCAAAGCTACATAGAAACTCTTGTTCATACTGGTCAGGAGTCATAGCCTTTCTTGCGTCTGCTAGTTCTTCATCACCAATCAAGTCAGTCTGGTCTGCCCTAAGAGTCTTTACATACCAGCTTGGGTCTTTAGTGGCGCTGTTATATACATCCCAGAAAGCATTGTGGCCCTTGGGTGTACCAATAAATACAGCCCAACCCTTACGGTCAGCAAGCAGAGGGCGAATAATCTCACCCCATATTCTAGGGCGCATATCAGCGTATTCATCTAAAACTACGCCATCAAGGTACAGACCACGCAAACTGTCAGCGTTATCAGCACCAAACAAACGAATCCTTGCGCCATTTATTAGTTCTACCCATAATTCTGATTGATTAGCCTTATTTAGCACGGGCTGACTAAATCTTAGCAAGTAGTCCCATGCCACATTCTTTGCTTGGCTATAGTACGGTGCTATATACGCATACCTAGCGTCATCTTTACCCTCTATTAGGGCTTTATATATTAGTTCATTA